TCACAAACCATCATTGATGGTGAAAGAAATTGTGTTATGAAGTTTACCAATGTCAGCGATGGTAGTGGCGAATCCGCAGTAGCCAAAGTAGATGTATCTGCTTTGGCTTCTAATGCAGCAGGTGTAGCCTGTTCAGAAGTTAGAGTTATGCGTATTAGTCATGCTATCGTAGGGATGTCCGTGCAATTATTTTTTGATGCTACAAGCAATGTCTTACTTGTAGAATTAGCAGAAAGTAGTAATGGGCACATGGAGTTTGAAGACTTTGGTGGTATTCCTAATAACGCAGGTTCAGGTAAAACAGGAGATATTCTCTTTACAACAAAGGGTCATTCTTCAGGTGATACCTATTCTATTGTTTTAGAAATGGTTAAAGTTTACGGAGATTAATATGTCAAACTATGTAATTGCAGAAAATGGTGACTTTCCTCCTCAATACAATGTATTGGCTAAAGGTGAGGATGGTATCTATAGAGTTGTTTTTGGACCAGACCCTGATTTAGAAGATGCAGAAAGAAAGCATAAAGAACTTTCAGGTACTCCTAAAAAGGTTGAGAAGAAAGCACCTGTTAAGAAAACACCTGTTAAAAAAGCACCTGCAAAGAAAAAAACTGTAACCAAAAAGAAAACAGCTAAGAAAAAATAGTGTTAGACAAGACTCTGTTGATGAAAGAACTTCGTCAATGGAGTCACACTGTTTTGGAGCAACCTCAAGGTAAGTTTAATGACTTGCCTGCTTGTCCTTTTGCTAAAAAGACTTGGAACAATAATAAAGTAAATGTTGTTGTGAGTCAGTGTAGTGATTGGTCAGACCTCATGGATAGTATTATAAGTTTCGATGATACTTATGATGTTATTATTTATTGTGGTGATGATTATGAAAGCATGAGTGCAGATGATTTACATGAGAGAATTGACTTATTAAATGGACAAGCTAACCCTTTAAATCTATATTTAATGGGTTCACACCCTGATAGCGAGATATCTTTTGCTTCAGATGAAGAGTTTAACGAATTATTTGATGATGATTATTATGTGGTCTTTTTACAAAGGCTAGATACTTTAATTCAAGCATCTGATAATATTTTTAAAAAGGGTTATTATAAGAATTATGATAATAACGAATTTCAATCTCAAATATTAAATAGGAGAAAATTATGGCAGGTATGAAAAAAACTGGCGTTATGAAAAAAGGCGGCAAGAAAACCAAAGTTAAAAAAGGCGGCATGAAAACTAAAGTTATGAAGGGCGGTAAGAAAACTGCACCTAATAAAAAGGTTATGAAGAAACGCATGGGCAAAGATACTATGATGAAAGGTCGTGGTAAGAAAACTGAAATGGAAATTCATAACTTTAAAGACATGATGTTTAAGAAGTTTGGCGGTAAAACATAAACCAGTAAACTTTTTTTAGTTATTTAAATATTTTTTAATGCCTATAAGAAAGAAGGCTAAGATGCCTCCTCGCAACAAAAAAAACTTTAGACCTACCAAGTCTGGTGCTGGTATGACTGAAGCTGGTGTAAAAGCCTATAGGAGGATGAATCCTGGTTCTAAGTTAAAAACAGCAGTTACTGGTAAAGTTAAAAAAGGTAGCAAGGCTGCAAAACGTAGAAAGTCTTTTTGTGCAAGGTCAGCAGGGCAGATGAAAAAATTTCCTAAAGCAGCAAAGAATCCTAATTCTAGATTGCGACAAGCTCGTAGAAGGTGGAAGTGCTAGATGGTTATGTCTAGAGCTAGCTTTGGTGTATTAACAAGGAAAGCACCAGCATCTAAAAAGAAATATGCCAATAAGAAGAAAAAAAGACCCCAAGGTCGGAACAGGAAAAAAACCTAAAGGCTCAGGCAGAAGGTTATATACTGATGAAAATCCTAAAGATACTGTCAGTATTAAGTATGCGACACCCTCTGACGCTAGAGCTACTGTGGCTAAGGTCAAAAGAATTAATAAACCTTTTGCTAGAAAGATACAGATTCTTACTGTTATGGAACAAAGAGCAAAAGTAGCAGGCAAAAAACAACAAGCTAAAATAGCAAAAGCAGGTAAAGAAGCTATTAGGAGAAAGCATGGCAACTAGCGGAAGAACTACATTTAATTTAGATTTATCAGATATCATGGAAGAAGCCTATGAACTCTGTGGTCTTGTGATGCGTTCTGGTTATGATTATAGAACAGCTAAACGTGCTTTAAATTTAATCTTTTTAGAGTGGCAAAATAAAGGTTTGAATCTATGGAAGATAGAACAAACAACACAAACTCTAACAGCAGGCACCTCAAGTTATGCTGCGGAAACCAGTGCATTAGAAATAGTAGATGCGTTTATTCGCACTGACTCTGCTGATACCACTAAACAGTTTGACCAAACTTTAAATAGAATATCTAGAACACAATACAATCATCAAGCAAAAAAATTAACACAAGCAAAGCCTACACAGTTTTATGTAGATAAAGGCACTTCAGGAATTAATATAGTTTTATGGGCAACACCTGATAGTGCTCAGACTTATACATTAGTCTATGATTATATAAAAAGAATTGAAGATGCAGGAGAACCTGCTACAAATAATGCTGATGTACCTGCTAGATATCTTCCATGTTTAACTTATGCACTTGCATATAATATTGCGTGTAAATCTATAGAAGCACAACCAAGAATACCTATGATTAAAATGCGATATGATGAACTTTGGAATGAGGTTAGTGATGCTGATAGAGAAAGGGCATCAGTAAAGTTTGTACCAGATAGTAGCGTTTATAGTAGTTACTAATGTACGCAAAAGGTAAAAAAGCATTAGGTATATGTGACAGATGTGGTTTTACATATAAACTTGCTGAACTTAAATATGAAGTAGAAGATAAAGTAAGAAATGGTTTAAGGGTATGCAATAGCTGTTTTGACCCTGACCATCCACAATTAAGAGTAGGTGAATTACAAACCAGTGACCCTCAATCTTTATTTAATGCTAGGACTGATTCAGGTGAGGTAGATTCAACGACCTATTATGGATTTAATCCAGTATCAAGCACAGGAATGGTAATAAGAGCAAGTTTAGGAGAGATTACATTGTCTGGAGTTGTTGCGGCATCTCCAACACCTTCTCCTTCTCCTTCTCCTTCTCCAACTCCATCTCCTACACCTGCACCGACACCTGCACCTACACCAGCACCAACGCCTGCACCTACACCTTCTCCATCTTATACGACCTATACAGTGACAGTAGGAAGTTATTATAGTGCAAATTATTTTTATATAGATGGTGTTAGAGCAGCTACACTTAATTTAACAGAGGGACAGACTTATAGATTTAGTCAGTCTGATAGTAGTAATAGTGGACATCCACTAAGATTTTCTACGACATCTAATGGAACTCATGGTGGTGGTTCAGAATATACGACTGGCGTAACAACTAACGGCACACCAGGCTCATCAGGAGCATATACACAAATAGAGGTAGCTTCTGGTGCTCCAACATTATATTATTATTGTACGAACCACTCAGGTATGGGAGGTCAAATTAACACATGACATATGCAGAATTAAAAAGTTTAGTACAGAATTATTTGCAAAATACAGAGACTACTTTTGTTTCTGATTTACCCAATTTAATTAAACAGGCAGAAGAGAGAATTTTAAAGACTATTAATTTGCCAGTATTTAGAAAAAATGTAAGTGGTACATTAACATCGGGAAATCAGTATCTTGCAACACCTTCTGATTTTTTAGATAATTTTTCTTTAACTTATACAGATGCGAGTGCACAAACATTTTTATTATATAAAGATGTAAACTTTATAAGAGAGGCATATCCCAATGCTTCTACTACAGGCACTCCAAAACATTATGCTTTATTTGATGATACTACTTTTATAGTGGGTCCTACACCTAGCAGTGATTTTACAGTAGAGTTGCATTATTTTTATAGACCAGCATCCATAACAGCAGGTGCAGATAGTGGTACAACTTGGTTATCAACTAATGCAAAAAATGCTTTATTGTATGGAACTTTATTAGAATCTTATTTATATATGAAAGGTGAACCTGATTTAATGGCTATGTATGAAAAAGGATTTATTGAAGCTATGGGTAGGTTAAAAAATCTTGCAGAAGGTGATAATACTGTTGATACCTATAGGGATGACGTAGTTAGAGTACAAAGGACATAATGTTTACAGTAGATGTAGAGTCAAGCATAGGAAATGTAGTTGTAGAAACTACACAAAATAAAGGTTTAAGTCCTGAATATTGGACAGAAAGAATAGTAAATAAGATTGT